GTCCTTGCCAAGATTTCTCATTGGCTGGAAAAAGAAAAGGGATGGGGGGAGAAAGAAGTTCTCTTATCACGGAAGCAATTAGACTCGTTCACGAGTGCAGACCTCGTGTATTTATCTGGGAAAATGTTAAAGGAACATTCTCCTCAAACAATGGCGCAGACTTTTGGGCAATTATCCAAGCCTTTGCCAACATTGGGGGTTATAGATGTGAATGGCAATTGTGTAACACAAGTTGGTTTTTACCGCAAAACCGAGAGCGAATATACCTTGTCGGATATCTTGCAGAAACCAGAGGAGATTGGCGAGGAGTTTTTCCTATCGGAGAAAACAATAAAGCGGATGATGGAGTACAGCGACAAGTCAGTAAAACCCTTACTTGCAGATACACAGCAGACTCAAACGGGTCATTCCTTATTACAAATCAACAGTCTGCGGAAACATTCAAAGTAAAAAGCGCAACCTCTAAAGAAGCAGTAGTAGAGCCTAAAATAATAGGATACACAAGAGATGCTAAAGGGAAGGTTACTGACCGACACCTAAAAGATGAGGCAGGAACAATACACTCCTCAAGTGGTGGAGGTGGTAATACTGACCAATTTGTACAAGATGTTAAGGTAGGCACTTGGAGAACTCATAAAGATGGTCAAGGCTTTAGAGAGGTTAAAGGAGGTAATTGTCCTACAATACCTGCAAGAGCCAGAGAAGATGGTAGCGGTCAACCTGTAATAGAAACCTCCTACCGCATAAGAAGACTAACCCCTATAGAGTGCGAAAGGCTACAAGGCTTTCCTGATAACCATACCGAGTACGGTAACTATGATGGGGAAGTAAAGAAGATGAGCAACACCCAACGCTATAAACAATGCGGTAACGCAGTCACCGTAGATGTGGTACAAGCGATTGCAAATAAACTACATCCCTTGTTTAAGTAACAAACATTTTTATTAACTTTGAACTATTAACTAAATTAAATAGATATGACTAAAGCATCAGTCGTTAAGGACATCAAGTCCGCAGGTCAGCCCTACGAAGGGCAGTACGGAACTCTATATGGGTTCTATGTAACATTTGAGAACGGAGACAATGGGAAGTACAATTCCAAGTCTCAAGATCAAACAAAGTTTGTAGTAGGTCAAGAGGCTACTTACGAATACATTGGGAGAGAGTATCAAGGTAAAACCTACTACACGGTTAAGCCTGTAAACCCTCAGTACGCAAATGTAACACCATCTACTAATGGTAGTGCATCTGGTAAGACTACTGCTCATTCATCAAAGGATGAGATTATTGCGAGACAAACGGCATTAAAAGCAGCAGCAGAGTTGGGTGGTACACCTCAACAAGTTATTGCGAATGCACAGACCTTTGCTGATTGGGTGATGAAGAAAGCGGAGCTTCAAACATCTCAAGAGCAACACTTTGCAGGAAGGCAAGAAGCCCAACCAAAAGCAGAACCACAACCTGTGGATGCTGATGATTTGCCATTCTAAAAAGATACCTATATTTGAAGGGGGCGCATTGCGCTCCCTTTTTAACTCTTGAAACACTATGTCCAAAATATCTTATGCCGATGTGTTCGGTAAACTTGATGATGTCCGAATGGGCAAGGTTGAAGAAGGCATCAAGTTCGGTCAATGGAATCTTGACCAATACCTCCGATTCAAACGAGGTAATTTCAATGTAGTTCTGGGACACGCTAATGTGGGTAAGACTTCAGTCATATTATATCTAATGCTCTTACAAGCAATAAGAAACGATATAAGATGGTTGGTGTTTAGTTCCGAGAACACACCTGTATCTCTCATTAAAAAGGTTAGCGAGTTCTTCTTGGGTAAGCCTATAAACCAAATAGAAGAAGATGAGTTTATGATGGCTCAAGACCTTATCCAACGATACTTTGTTATTATTGATACGGATAAGAAGATGTACACCTATGCTGAGTTGTTAGAGGAGGCTACAGACATCTACCACGAAGAAGGCTTTGATGGTTTTTTAATTGATCCTTACAACTCGTTAGCAAAGGACAAGGAGATGTACAAAACACTTGGAGGTCACGAGTACGATTATGAGGTGGCTACCCACTTTCGTAATTGGGCAAAGCAACACGATGTAGCTATCTGGCTTAATACTCACGCAGTAACCCAAGCACTAAGGATGAAACACCATCAAGGACACGACTATGCAGGGCATCCTATACCACCAAGTTCTGCCGATATAGAAGGTGGAGGTAAATTTGTTAACCGTGCTGATGATTTTGTCGTTATCCATCGTTATATTCAACACCCTACCGAATGGATGTATAACCATATACATATACGCAAGGTGAAAGAGGTAGAAACAGGAGGTAGACCTACACCTATGGATGAGCCTGTAAAATTTCGTAGCTTACCAAATAATGTAGGCTTTGAGATACACGGAGAGAATCTCATCAGCAAGAAAGAAAAAGAACAAGGACAAATGCCTTTTTAGATGGATGACTTACAAGAAGATTACCAATATGTAAGGGGAGGTAGTAAGAGCATAGCATTGCTTTGGTTGAGACAAAAGAACTCCGACCTAATGCAGATAGCTAACGCACTAAAACCTCAAGACCTTCACAACGATTACGAGATGGATATATTTCTTGACCTTATGTCTATCTATGGTGCTATCAATAGTGCTATAGATATGGTTGAGGATGTACAACAAAAAGTCTGGGAGGCAGAGGCTAAGAACGCAGACCTCAAGCTCACCATAAGGCATCTATCCTCTAAGGTTACTGAATACGAAAAACGATTAGATAATTTAAACGAACACCTAAAATGATTGCAAACGAACTACACCTACAGGAAGAGTATGACAACTATGTCATCTTCAACAAGATCAACCCTAACCGAGAGCATAGAAATGTGATGGCAAGGTTTGCCTTTATGGTTGCAGCGAGAGACATATACAACACCTTGCAGATAGCGAGAGTGATGAAGAAGAATCACGCTACGGTGATATGGGCTTGGAAGAACCACGAGACTAACCTCAAGTTTGACAAGCAGTACCTTAGTTACTACAACCAGAGTTGTGACATTATTGATAAGATACGCAACGATGAAGAGCAGAGTGAGGAGATGTCCTTGCGTAAAGAGAATGCTAAATTGAGGGAAAGGTTAATAAATGTTAGGGAAGATTTGATAAAAGCTCGTAAAGAGTTGTATATTAGGGATGAAGAGATTAACCGCCTAAAACAATATGAACTTAGCGATTGACATAGCACCCCTTTACGGATTATTACTTGGAGTAAACTATTGGAACTCCGAGTTAGATGATGACTATGAGAATCCCAAGTACCACTCTTTGCAGTTGTGCTTTGGGATTTTTGCTATTATAATTACTTGGGCTACTGAAAGAGAAGAGCAATGAATCTACTACACTTACTTGCTGAGTATCACAAGGAGTGGCTAAAGATGGCTCACAAGTTTGGCGCAGGAGACTACGCTGAAGACATCGTGCAAGAGATGTACATACGCTTGAATAAGTATATAGACAAGCCAGAGCGTATAATGTACAAGAACCAACCCAACAAACTCTTCATATGGGTTACCCTTCGGAATATGGTTCGCACCTTCCAAAACAAGAAAGACTTAATGGTATACACAGGTGATATGGTTGAGTACGATATTGCAGAGGAAGAGTACGACCTTATCCAAGCACAAGGCTTTGAAAAGATAATTGACAAGGTATGGGATATAATGAAAGACCAACATTGGTACGATCATAAGATGTTTGAAATCTACCACACCACCAATATGTCAATGAGAGATATAGAGAAGGAAACAGGCATAAGCCTCTTCTCCATTTTTGATACACTAAGAAAATCTAAAGAGTATGTCCACGAAAAAATCAAAGAAGACTACGAAGACTACCAGAACGGTGAAAGCGAAAGAATCTAAAGGTTTAGGTGATGATATTGAGAAAATCACTAAAGCTACAGGAATCAAGAAGGTAGTAGACACCTTCGCAGAACTTACAGGTATAGACTGCGGTTGTGATGCAAGGAAAGAAAAGCTCAACAAGTTGTTCCCTAAGAAGACTCAACCTTTATGTTTAGAGGAGAGTGAGTACAATTACCTGAAGGAGTTCTTTGCAGAGTTTAAGGGTAGGGAGTTAAGACCTCGTTACCACGAGCAACTATCAAGAATCCACTCAAGGATATTCCAACACAAGTTCTATATCCCTTGTACTTGTAACCCAAGAGAATGGAAGAGGCATATAGATGAGTTAAGAAAGGT